GAGAATTTTTACGCTGACAACACGGTTTACTACGTTATCAACAACAACGCTGGTTACACCGGCGACCTTGAGATTGCCCTCATTACAACGGATTTTGCAACGGAAATTCTGGGAGAAATTCTTGACACAAAGGGCGTGCTGGTGGAGAAGAATGATGCTGAACCGCAGCAGTTTGCACTGCTCTTTGAATTTTCGGGTGACAAAAATCACATTCGCCACGTCATGTACTGCTGTACCGCAAGCCGTCCTGCGACGGAAAGTTCCACTACAGAGGAAAGCACAGAGGTCAAGACAGAGACACTATCGCTGACAGCATCGGCTCTGCCGGACGGTCTGGTGAAATCCAAGACCTGCGAAAATACGGACGAAACGATTTATAATAATTGGTATAATTCTGTGTATATTCCGACGTTTACGGCATCGAAAACGACCACGACAAAAACATCATAAGGAGGTCGGCTATGGCTATTAAGAAAACAATTACAATTGATGGGATTGAAGTTCCGTTCAAGGCGAGTGCGGCTGTTCCTCGCCTTTATCGCTTAAAGTTTGGCAGGGATATTTATCAGGATTTCGCTTCTTTGCAGAAAGACGTGCAGAATGGCGATGAATCCAGTTCAGGGCTGAATATTGAGAGTCTTGAAGTCTTCGAGAACATTGCATATATCACCGCAAAGCATGCTGATCCTGAGAACGTCCCAGATAATCCGGATGAATTTCTGGAGCAGTTCAACACGTTCAGCATTTATGAAATTCTCCCTCAGTTGATTGAACTGTGGGGCTTGAATACCGCAACCCAGATTGCATCTAAAAAAAACATCGCCCGACTGACAGACCGATGACCACTCCATTATTCTTGCTGAGATGCAAGCAGCTCGGTCTATCAATGACCGAGCTGGATTTGCTTACAATAGGTTTGATAAATGATATGTTCTGTGAACGTGAGCGAGATGATTTTGACGGGTGGACACAGCAGGCTACGCAGGAAGATTTTGACCGCTGGTGACATTCATTTTCTATAATCCTGGGAAGCTTTTTCCAATGTTAAAAAATCATTACAGCGTTTTGCCAACGGTGTAGAATCGCCATCCCGCAGTTTTATTTTATACAGCGAATGGGCATTTTTACGAATTTTTTCTTGCATGGATTTTATTGCTCGATATTCAGCCAATAACAGTGATTTGTACTTAGGATTTCGTTCAGCACTGATATTTACGTAGGTTCGTTCACTTTTGGGGACTGGAAACATATTATTCAGGTTGATAACAGAATAGTTTTTGATTTTGATAAAGTCAAGACCTTCTTTCATTTTCTTGTGCTTGTCTTTGAATGATGAAAGCGGCGCAAAATATTCAAATCCGTTGATGTATAAAACAATGCCGATGTATTTTCTGCTATTATTCTGTGTTGCTTTTTTATTATGAAAAAGATGAGGCGCAAGTGGAATGAGATACTCTATGTAGTCTGGATTTACTTCATAAAATTTGATATTTTCCATATAAACTCCTTTAAAAACAAACAAGGGCAAGTAAAACCTGCCCTTGCTGTTACGATCGCACTCAGAGCTGCGAAACGCTCGCTTTTAACTTTCTTGCTTAGAGCCAAGAGAAGCTCACTTCGTAACTTTCTCATTTAGGGCTGAGATACACCCTCTAAATATATTATAACCACAAACCTGATTTATGTCAAGCAATTTCAGGAATTTTTTTGAAAGGCAGGTGAACCCATGGCAAACCGCATTAAAGGCATAACCGTCGAAATCGGAGGAGACACGACCAAACTTTCTAAGGCTTTAGAAGGCGTCAACAAGAACATCAAAAACACGCAATCACAGTTGAAAGACGTTGAGAAACTTCTGAAACTTGACCCAACCAATACAGAGTTGCTGGCACAGAAACAGAAGCTTCTGAAAGATGCAATTTCGGACACAAAAGACAAGCTGTCGACTTTGAAAACTGCCGCTGAACAAGCAAATGAAGCACTGGCAAACGGTGACATTTCCAAAGAACAATATGATGCACTTCAGCGAGAGATTATCGAAACTGAACAGGACTTAAAAAAACTGGAGGAACAAGCCGTCAATTCTTCTACAGCGTTGCAGAAAGTTTCGGCAGCCGGTGAAAAAATGACAGCAGTCGGCGATAAAGTTTCTTCTGCTGGGACAAAATTGTTGCCCGTAACCGCAGGCATAACCGCATTGGGAACGGCAGCAGTCAGCACAGCCTCCAACTTTGAAAGCTCCATGTCGCAGGTGCAGGCAACCATGGGGATCACCAAGGATGCAATGTCTAATGTCAATGGTCAGTCCGTGAACACCATGGAAACGCTGTCTGCACTTGCAAAGAAAATGGGTTCTGAAACGGCATTCTCCGCAAGTGACTGTGCTGATGCGTTAAATTATCTGGCGTTGGCAGGCTACAACACGGAGCAGATGTGCGACACTCTGCCGACAGTTCTGAATCTTGCGGCTGCCGGAAACATCGACCTTGCAACCGCCTCCGACATGGTGACGGACGCAATGTCCGCACTGGGAATTGGTGTTGACGAGTCGGAGAAAATGGTCGACCAAATGGCGAAAACGGCATCAAGCACGAATACTTCCGTTGCACAGCTTGGTGAGGGCATTCTCACAATCGGCGCAACAGCAAAGTCAATTAAGGGTGGCACTGCTGAACTGAACACGGCTCTTGGCCTCCTCGCCAACAATGGCATTAAGGGTGCGGAGGGCGGTACGCACCTGAGAAATGTAATTTTGTCTTTGCAAAGTCCAACCGACACCGCTGCCGCCTGCATGGAACAATTGGGGGTTGATGTCTACGATTCCGAGGGCAACATGCGTTCTCTCAACGACATCCTCGGAGACCTCAACAAGAGTATGGAGGGAATGACATCCGCCGACAAAAACAACATCATCAGCACGATTTTCAATAAGACTGACCTATCATCTGTCAATGCACTTCTTGCGAATACCGGCGATACTTGGGACAGTTTACAGCAG